TTATCCAGCCTTATTTTGTCTTGTTTTGCTAGTACCTGTGACTTGTGCATAACTATGTGATTTATTTAATCCGTAGTTTCCGCTAACCTGATAACTAATTTCGCATAATGATTTTCGGATTATGTTACAATTTGCAGCGCGGTATAATGGCGCAGCACCGCGCAAGAATTTACACATAATCCGCCGTTATGCGAAATTCAAGTTATTAGGTTATGGCAAATATTACATTGAAAGATATAACGCCTATACACTTTCTAAATGCTGTTAGGTTACTAAAGGCTGATGATTATAGGGTTTATTGCACGTTAGATACGATAGAGATCAGATTTGATACAAAACGATTTTATACGCCCGAAGAAACTCAAGCGCGCTTTGACCTTTGCGAACATTTGGCCGCATTTTTGACTGAACTTAAAAATTCAAGCGTGCCAATAGATAAGGATGATTTCATTAAAGCTTTTAGTCCTATTTCTTCAAAAAGGGCATTTTTCAGAAGAAAATAGCCGGTAATTTTCCGGCTATTTGTTAAAATTCAGGTAAATTTTCTAAATTATCAGATCTTCTACCATTTCCTGCGGTTGTGATGAATTCATCATCATAGAGAACTACGTCATCTCCAGTAACCCATTTATCATTTTTTTGAATACATGTTTTTATAGATAGCTTTTCTGTCTTTAGTAACGCTACTATCAGTTTTCTAGGTACATTGAATTTTTGAGATAAATCTGTAGTAAATGCAATTTTAACTTGGCTGATAGCGTTGCCATCTTCATCATATTTAACTTTATAAATGTAGATATCTGGTTTATTTATTTCTTTTTCCATCATTATTTTTTGCATTAACTGTTTTATCCTTGTCATCCCTTCCTCCTGTGGTTGTTTTTTGTTCAAATAAGTTCGGGGGTTCTGTAACACCCGAACTTTACCGCAATATTCTGCGGTAATTAATTATTGTTAGGCTTTTTGAGATTGTTTTTTAACTGAAAAGCTTGGTTATTTTCTCATCGTCTAAAGCAAGTAGTCCTTTCTCATTGACTTTAATGCATTGAGCCAGGTTTTCGATTAAGTAATGAACAATGTCACTTTCTTTGTATAATTTTTGGTGCCCAGCCATGATTGCTTTTTTGGTTAATTCAAAAGATATATCTTTTAGATCAATGGCTTCCTGTTTCTTTAATCTAATTGTTTTATCTGTTGTTGCGCTTTTCAATTTAACACCTTAAATACCTTAATACCTTAATACCTAAATACTTATATTTTTAAGCATTATACTTTGTATACAAGTTTTATCATCTACATATTGACAAAATACTTGTAACAGGTGTATTTTATCACCAAAAGTTATTTGTTATATGTATACTTTGCAATATGAGCTACTTTGTTGATTGGTTAGAAATAGAGCAGGACTTTGGGGTAGAAATCCCTGAAGATGTTTTGCTTTCTATTTATGGTCAATATTTAATGGTAGTTACTGAAGGCGGTGAAATTAAAAAAAGTAGAGTAACGGGAAAGTATCATCATAAAGGCAGCTATTGTGATGAGGTTAGCATTAAAATCTCGGGTTCTATTATTCGTATGGCAGGAAATCCAAGTAGATGGGGGCGAGTAGAAAATGTTTTTGGTTTTGATACTGTAGATAGTTGCGTTTCCTGTTTCAATTCAATTCTTTCCTCTCTTAAATTACCAATTTTTACTCGTTGTACAGAAATTTTTTATCGCCAAGGCGAAGATGGCTCTAAAGTTTCTAAATTCTCTAATGGAGCAATTATTAAACGTCTTGATATTACTACAAATAAAGCGGTTGGTAAGGGTAATGAGCGTACCTTTCTAAAAGCTTTATCACAGATGCGTTATAGAAATTCTATTGGCAGACTTCATACAAATGGTTGCACAACTGATTGGCTTAGTGAAAAAGGAAATGCCAATTTAATTTATCCAAGTTGTTATATAAAACATGAAGAAATGCGAGTTCATTCTTATGACAAGATTAAGCGTAAATTTGGTGAAGAATCAAAAGAGTTTAGATATTACAGAAATGTTTATGACTATTGCAGGGAAAATGGAGTAGTTCGTTTTGAGCAAAAATTAAAATCAAGATATTTGCAGCGTGAAAATTTATGTTATTGGGGAATTAGTGATTTTTCAGTATTAGAAAACTTACAGAAGGAATTTACTAATATGTATAAAAAGCTAAATGTAAGTCAATATGATTTAGAAACCATTGCTGAACAATTAGTTTCTCAAGGGATTGTTGATACATTGAGAAAAGCTACAACTTCAGCGTATTACGCAATGTTATGGGCCAGTGGAAAAGAGTTAGGATTAAAATCTAGACAATATGAAACACATAGAGCAAGACTTAGAAAAATAGGTATTGATATTGCAACTCCATGTGACATTGAGAAATTCCAGGCCGTTAGAGTTATATCTTGTGAAAACATTATTGTTCGCCCATTTAAAGCACCCGATTTTTATCAGTTCCCAAGTAATGCGCCGAATTTGCGTTTTGCTGTTTAGATTTTGTTTGGTTAGTAGATTAATAAAAATCAATTAGGAGAAAATTATGCGTACTGGTTTTTATATTGTAGGCACTTTAAAAGGTTATAAATCCTTATCTTTTACGAATCGAGAAACTGGAGAAGTAAAAGAGCGCCATAATATGGGGATTCAACTTCAAGAGCCTGATGGTTATGGCGGTTATAACACATCAATTCAAGAAGTTAAGATTGATGATCGTTCTATGAATGATGCGTTAAGAAATACGATTAACCGTTTAAAAGATAAGTTAGTCATGATTTTAGTTTATCCGCGTGAATGGGCTATGGAAAATGGCCGTAAGGGGATTACATATAATTTTGATGAAAGTTCAATTATTGAAGAATTGAAACAATAAACTATTTTGGTTTCTCATTTATGGGCAATGAAATAGAGATTACAACACAATTATGTCAGTCTCAAATAGGCTTAGGTTGTAATAATGTAATTTTGAAAATACCACAGAACGAGGCTATGAAACTTCAATCTGTGGCATTTTCAAGCAATGGAAATCAAAGTTTTTCAACAAAAGATTTTATTCATCATGTTGATAGCTTTGGATTTTCATTTGGTCTAGTGCTTATTTTTTATTTGATAGCTAAATCTGTTGGGGCAGTTTTAGCTATTTTTAAATAAGCGCGTAATTTTAACTCAATATAAGGAGTTTTTTATGTCAAACCTTAAAAAATATCTTGTTTCAGCAGTTGTTTTGGGTTCTTCATTAAGTGCTTTTGCTCAAGGTGAAGCCGCTCAAAAGGTACAAATTGATGTAAATAGTATGCTTGGACAAGTGGATTTTTCTACTGTAATTGCAGGTATTCTTGCTGCCGGTGGTGTTCTTATTGGCCCTCGAATTGCCAAAATTGGTATTAGATTTGTTTTGGGTCTTTTTGGCAAATAATAATAAGGGGATTAACATCCCCTTATATATTTGAGGTGCGTATGTTATGGGATTTAATGTATTTTTTTCTTGGAATCATTTGTGGGTTAGTCGTCGTTCTTGGCTTGAACAACTTATAATTATTCTGTTTTTTTCCTTCTTTTGTTGCTCTGCTTTTTCTGTAGATGAGACATTTTCTAACGAAAATAAAACTAAAATAATAGTTAAAGATTTATTAGAGAAGGCTTATAACAGAACCTATAAATTACCAGCAACTACGACACCTTCAAATGTATCAACAATTCAAGAAATCCGTAGAGCAAATGTTTTACGTAGTATCGCCAAAAAAGCTACCAGGGCATCAGGTCTTTTATATTCAAAGCATCCAATCACTGGTTTAGCTGTGACTTTTGGTTTGGGATATTTTACAGATCAGTTAATTGATACAGCTTTTCAGAAATTTACATCATCATCTAAAGATTCTTTAGGTTTTTATGTTATGGCTAAAAATTCTAAAACAGGAGAACTACAAAAAGTTTATTTAGAAGAAGAGCCATCTTTATTTAATCCAGTATTTGTAAATCTACAAGATAATCAGGTTTTTACTTATGAAGATGCTTATGGTGCTTGTCAATCATCTTCTTATGATGAAACCCTTAATTGCGCGATTAATAAGGTTTTTGATGAAAAATCTAAGAAGGGAAATGTTAGTGAGTTTAAAGTTGTTTCTAAAGATAAATCGCCAATTTATGCTGATGGATTATTAATTAATTATAGCTATAAAGAATGTTTTAGAAATTCATCTAACTGCGTTGCACAAAGGTCATTTTTTACAGTTAGGATACTAAAAAAGGTACAACAATCGTCATCCTCTAAACCTCAAGTTATTTGGTCTGAACAAGTTGTTTCAGAAGATCAAGTTGTTTTACAAGATGATGCTAAGATTGCTAATTTTGCAAAAAATGCAGTTTCATTAAATAGTGATGAGTTTACAGATGAAGAAAGAAAAGTAATTTCGAATATAAATCCTAACGATGTAAGAAGTTCTTTTTCTGATCCTTCTTTGAAAGTTAAGGATTTAAACGGTTTTAGATATTCGGAAGATATGTTTGATAATGTTGGCAGAACAAGCAATTCCTTATCGGGAAATAAGTTACAGACAGAATCTAGCGCTACATTAAACAATATTGATTTATCTTCTCCGTCGGTAGATATGCCAGATATAAATCCTCCTACGGCTTATCAGATACTTTCACCTTTCAATGATTTTTTCCCAAGTTTAAAAAATTTTGAAATTCAGGAAAGAGAGATTCAATGTCCTGTTTGGAGTGGATATATTCCATATATTGAATCTAATGTCACTTTAGATGTGCATTGTGACTACATAGAAAAAAATAAAAACATTATCTCTTCCTTAATGTTATTGATTTGGGGAATTGTTGCTTTAAGAGTTTTATTGAGTGCCTAAGGAGAATTGTTTATGTATGGGGTTATATTTGCTGCTTTATCTTCATTAATGCAATTTTTGGTTAGGGGAGTGATTGTAAAATTCTTTATATTTTTTGCTTTATTCTATGTTACAACAGAATTTGTTCCTGTAATTATAGAACTCTTTTTGCCTAAAAATATTCCAAATATTAAAGAATTATTCAATGCATTGCCTAATTCTATTCTTTATTTTTTATACATTCTTAAAGTTCCAACTGGAATAAGCCTGTTTATTTCGGCTTTACTTTCTCGTTTCATCATACGAAGATTGCCAATTATTGGTTAAGGGGATTATATGGCTATTTCTGCTTATATTGGATTACCCGGGCATGGTAAATCTTATGAAGTGGTGAAATCTGTGATTATTCCGTCAATTTCATCAGGTCGTAGAGTTGTATCAAATATTTATGGTTTAAATAAGAAATTAATAGAAGAATTTTGTTTATCAAAAAATAAAAAGTTATCTCCTGAAAATTTAGGGGAATTAGTTGTAGTAGATAATGATGCTTGCTTAAGTGAGAATTTTTATCCTTATAAAAATGCGATAGATAACAATATTGAAACGTTCTGTAAACCAGGTGATTTAATTATCATTGATGAGGCTTGGCGCTTTTTCCCTAAAAAAGAAAAGATTAGCGATAATCACTTTTCCTTTTTATCTGAACACCGTCATTTTACTGATGATAAGGGTATTTCTTGTGATTTTGTCATTCTTAATCAAGACTTAACCAATTTACAAAAAGAACTGGTAGAGCGTATTGAAACCACGTTTAAGATGACAAAACTTGTCGCTGCTGGATTAAAAAGCCGTTATAGAGTAGATGTATTTTCAGGTAATAAATGTTGGAAAACATCAAAGACAGCAAGCTATCAGGAAAAATATGATAAAGATATTTTTCCTCTTTATAAAAGTTATGAAACCGAGAATGGTCGAGAATTAGTTACAGATAAAAGACAGAATGCATTAAACAAATCTAGCATTAAGTATTTTGCCATTTTTTCTGTGCTTATTTTTGGTTTTTCAGTATATAAATTGATTAATTTTTTTCATCCATCAGATTCGAACACCTCTCAAACGGAACAAACAATACAAGAAAATAGTGAAGTAAATTCAGTATCGCAACCTAGTAATCAGTTGCCGATTCAAATAGTACCGCCTTTATCAACACAATGGCGAATTACTGGTGAGCTGCAAAAGTCAGGAAAAAATTTTGTGGTCTTAGCTGATAACCAGGGAAATTTGCGTTTAGAGCCTCGTTCTAGCTTTAATTTTACTGGCCGAATGTTAGAAGGAATTATTGATAATCAGCGCGTTAATTATTATTCAGGAGTTAAACAATGAAATTACAACGTAACATTTTATGTCTGTTTTCTTTATTTATTTTGGGATATGCACAAGCAAAGAATGTAGATTTTAAATTGGAATCAGTGCCATTACCTAAAGCGGTAGGAATGATTTATGACGAGGTTCTAGAAAAGCCTTATATGCTTGATCCAAAATTGGCGGCTGATACACGATTAATTAGTTTTCATACTACTGAAAATCAAGATTTTAATCAGTTTATTACACGTTATTTTGAAAATATGAACGTAAAAGTATATGAGAAGAATGGAGTAGTTTATCTTGCTCATATTGAGCCAAAACCTGCAAAAATTATTAAAAAAAGTTTTGTTTATAATCCAATTCATAGAGATACAGAGTATCTTGCACAATTTCTTCAAGGTGAAGGGCAGGTGTCTGCAAGTGGAGATAAACTTGTTTATTATGGAACGGTTGAGGATATTTCAAGAATAAAATCAGTTTTGCAATCTGTTGACACACCAAGTCGGGAAGTGGCTGTGACTGGTTATGTTTTTGAAGTACAAGATATTGCTAAGGAAGGTAGCGGCATTAATTTGTTAGCTAAATTACTTTCAGGAAAGCTTGGAATTGACATTGGATATAAACAAAATTATGAAAATTTTATTACAGTAAATGCGGGCAACCTAGATGCTATGATTGAGTTGTTTCGCACAGATGAACGTTTTCAAGTTATGAGCAGTCCAACGTTACGAGTTAAATCAGGGGCAAAAGGTAATTTTTCAGTTGGTTCAGATGTTCCTGTGTTGTCAAATGTTACTTATCAAGATGGGCGTCCTGTACAATCTATAGAGTATCGTTCTTCAGGTGTTATTTTTGATATTCAACCAACAATAAAAAGTAATGCGATAGATTTAAAAATTAATCAGCAGCTCTCTAATTTTGTGAAAACAGATACGGGCGTAAATCAATCCCCAACATTGATAAAACGAGATATTGTGACGGATGTAACCGTTAAAAGTGGTGATGTAATTGTTTTAGGAGGATTAGCCGAGAATAAATTGACGGAAGGAGAAACAGGTTTTTCATTTTTGCCTAAAGGTATCTTAACTGGAAAATCTAAATCGAATACAAAAACTGATATAGTTATTTTGTTACAAGTGAAGATGATTTGATGTAAAGGCCGCAAAGGGTAAAGGCGTTATACGCCTGCGCTTTGCGGCTTTTACATATACATAACAATGGGAGATTTAATATGTCTATATCTGTTGGATTAGATAGAAATTTTGTAAGGTTTTTACCATTTATAAATGGTTTATCAAGAGATGAATATAGAAACTCATTAATTGAGAATGATAGCGTCACACCTGAGATTTTAGAGAAGGAATTATCAATATATGATTATATTGATAAAAGGTATTCTAATGCCTTAAAACAAGCTAGGGAAGATGATGTATTATTTGAATTTGTTATAGACCTATGCAAATTTTTTAAGGATTTGAATATTGTTTTAGGTGAAACTGATGAGGCGACTATAATACAGATATCTAAGCGTTTAGATAGAATTGAAAAAGAAGAAGAAAATCGGCTTAAAAATGAAAAACTGCGTAAGAAACAGAAAAAAATGAAAAGAAAACTTAAAGTAAAAAATAGACGAAAGTAA